ACTTACCAAGGTGAGCGAAACGATAGTGAAACGCAAGTGAAACGCACACGAAACGCAAGTGAAACGCAAGTGAAACCAACTAAAGAAGTAAAAGAATTAGAGAAGGAAATAAATAAAGACTCTTTGATTTCTTTGGATGAAGTAGAGGTAGAGATGGCAAAGGAAAAGCCAATGCATAGACCATACTTTACTAGAATGCAAGAGATATACAACCTAGATGAAAAGAATATAAAGGAATCATTTAAGAATTGGAAGATACTAAAGGAAGGAGAAGCAATGACTATAAGCAAAGCGCAGAACTCCTTCAATCTGTACCTGAAGAATAATGCAAGTACAGGATACAATGAAAGCAAAGGTATAGAACCACCTAAGTATCCTAAGTCTACGATAGAAGATAATTGGTGGTAAGATGAAAGCGGAAGATCTACGGAAAATGAATGACTTGAATAGGGATATTTGGGGAATGATAGTACAAGCACAGCAAACAAAGAATTGGGCTTTGATTGAAGTAAACTTAAAGAGGCTTTATTCATTACAAAAAAAGTATATAAATCTCATCAATATCATGGATTATGAGGTAAAAGGTACTACCTTGATGCTTCAAGATGAGATCAGAGTCAGGAATCAATTCGAAAAGCAATGGTTCAAAGATGTATCTACTAGATCAGGAAGCTACCAAGAGATGAAGGAGAACATAGATAAACACTTCCCTACATGAAAAAGAAATCAGAAAAGATATTTGACCTAGACTTCTGTGAAGGATCAATCAAGACCTTTGCAGGGCAGAGGGATTCAATGCTTCAGAACTTCCGTAAGGGTAAGGAGGCAGGATCTAAGACCTATGTAAGGGATCTAGATCAAATCAGTAGTGGAGGTATACAGAATAAAATGTGGTCTTGGAAGGCAGGAGAATTTAACTTGTGGACAGGATATAACAATGAAGGCAAGTCACAGTTCTTGATTTTCCTTTGTGTATTGAAGGCAATAAATGAAGGATGGAAGTTTGCTTTCTTCAGCCCTGAGAACTACCCACCGGATGAATTCTTTGATGACATCATTCACACTATCCTAGGAAAAAGCACGGATAGGTTCTACAAGAATTTTGATGTATCTGAGCAGGAATACTTGAAGGCTTTTGACATGGTGAAGGACAACTCCTACTTTGTCTACCCTGAAAAGAATGGAGTACCTGACTTTACGATAGATCAGATTGAAAGCGTATTTGAGTACCTAGTGTGGGAGAAGGATGTCAAGGCGGTAGTGGTAGATCCATACATAAAGATCAGGCATGAGATGACAGCCGGAGAACCAGAACACCTGTACGCTTCTAGGTTTATGATGGACAGGATAAACTTCACACGGAAAAACAATGTATCCTATCACCTAGTGATGCACCAGACAACACCTAGGAAAGAAAAGGATGGAAACTACCCTCCACCTTCCCTGTACCAAATCAAAGGTGGTGGAACATTCGCAGATAGTACGGACAATTCTATTTCAGTATGGAGACCTAACAGGGCTACAGATCCGAATGATACCACAGTCATCATCAAAACGGATAAGATCAAGAAGCAGAAACTAGTAGGTATTCCCTTTGAGATCACCATAGACTTCAACAGAAAAAAGAATAGGTACATGGGGAAGGATGGCTTTGACTACTTTGATAATGCAAAAAAAGTAACCGGTTCAGAACCGGTTCAAGAACCAAGGGTGGAGAAGTTCCACAGATCCGGAATAGAAGATTTTCAATTTAATCAAGAAACTATAACACAATTTTAAATGAAAAAGATACTTCAACAATTGATCCCTTCAAAACAGGATCTATTCAGCATTCAGTCCGTTCTACTTTCGATCTTTGTCCTATTTAATTTTGATTATGACTTCGGGCTTTTGTTCATGGTCATTGTATCCCTGTATTCTATCGGCATGGACTTACTATATCGGATCTGCAAATGATACAATTCAAGATCAATGAGAAGCCTCTTTCGGTCAATGGGGCATTCTTAGGTAGGAAGATAAAATCAGCAGCCTATAGGGAACATGAAAAGACTATGCTTCTCAGGATGCCTGCAGGAAAAGTAGATCCTGATGTCATGCTTCGGGTTGAATTGTTTTTCGGATTCAGTTCAAAAGCCTCCGATATTGACAACGGGATCAAAGTCACCTTAGACCTAGCCCAAAAGAAGTACGGGTTTAATGATAAAATGGTCTTTGAATTGAATGTGAGGAAGTGCATAGTGAAGAAGGGAGAAGAATTTATACAGATGGGTATCTATAAAATGCTTCCTTTTTAGACAAAATTCACCCTTTAAAATTGGATATTAATTTTTATCCTATATTCGTAGAAAATAACAAACCAAAATGAGCGTAGAAGAAGGATTGCTAATCAGAAGATCAAGAAAGAAAAGCGGATTCACACAGCTAGAACTTTGCAAGAAGCTAGGACTAAGCCATGCACCTATCAACCAAGTGGAGAACGGATGGGAAAGCATAAGCCTGTTCAATCTTAGGATGATCTGTGAAGCGGTAGGATTGGAAGTTGTAATTAGAGAGAAGAAGTAGAATGCCTAGAATGCTCCCAAAATCGAAATTAGATTATTCACTTGAGATCCGCTATAGGCTTTCAAATGGGGAGTGGTCTAAGTGGATGAATAAGGGTAAGGGTAGCTTTCAAACTATAGAACTAGTACAGCATCAGATCAGGCTTCTAGCAGCATCATATAAGGGCAGAGAGAAGGAGGTACGCTTTGAATGGAATGGATGGTTATGCGACTATTCAGGACTGCCCACAGGCGAAGTAATTAGCCTTAAATGAAAGCTATCGAATGGCTATATGACAATGAGTTCAAATATGTATTTCAGAACATAGGGAAAGACCTATGGGAAGATCTACGGCAAGAGGTGGCGGTGATAGTATTAGACTACGATCAAGGCAAACTGAAGGAACTAGAAGCGAAGGGAAAGCAGGTCTTCAAGTTCTGGATAGTTAGGATCTGCTGCAATCAAACCAATAGCAAATACGGGAAGTTCGGCAGGATGTATGCAGCCCTTGTTCCGGTGGAGGATATAGTCAAGTTCATCAAAGAGGAAGAGGAAATAGATAATAGCCAAGGGGTAGCAGACTCGATTTCAAAGATCATAGAGGGGCTATATTGGTACGATCAAGAAATACTCAAGATGTATGTGGAACTAGGATCAGTTCGCAAGGTATCAAAGCAGACAGGCATTCCACACACATCAATTTTCATAACCATTAAAAAAATAAGATCATGCATCAAATCACAATTGGTATACTAGGATCAATCGGGATCACCCTAATTTACTTCTACATTGTAAATGTACCTGCCATCTATATGAGGCTAACAAGAAAGAAATTAGGAAAGCCATTCAACTGCTCTTTCTGTATGTGCTTCTGGACTTCTATGATTTACTTCATTTTAAATACAGAATTAGATGAGGCAATATTTCTAGGTAGTGCTACTCCATTCATTTACATGATCGTAGAGGAACACATCACTAACAAATTTGAACTATGACAGCAGAAGATTTAGAACTATTCAAGAAGCACTTCGAACTATACGAGTGCTATAAGAAGCACTCCTTTATTCGCAATTATTCCAAGACAGTATACACGGAATTGATCCACCTATACACTACCTACATCAGCACGAAGCACACCTTCTCACATTGGTGCAGTAGCTGTAGGGCAGAACTAGTTACTGCTGTATATAATTGGTACACGAACGAAGCAAACACTACCTGGTACAAAGAGGAAAAGGTGGAGGATGTAACCAAGTTGCCTTTTAACACAGAAGAAAGGGTGATTGAAAATAAGCCGATCAAGAGAAGAAGAAAATCAAATAAATAAACAGATGGACAACAAACCAAAAACAAGACTAGGAAACGGCAAGAAGAGAAGTGATTCTTGGATCACGGCAGCTATCTGCCTATCCGATGCAGAGGCACACGCTTACACCTACAACGGGAAGAAGTATGTCAACCTAAACATTAACATATACGATAAGCCAAACGAATACGGGAAGGATGTGGCAATCACTTTGAACGATTACAAGAAGGAGGAAGGTGCAAAGCCACAAGAGAACAAGATGCCTGCTGCACCTTATCAAGCCGAAGAATACGATCTACCATTTTAAAAAAAAACCACCAACCATGTCAAAATTTCAATTGAATTTCAATAGTGCAAAAAAGGTGATCAGCGTAACGCTTGAAGATGAAGAGCAAGGAATCTTTGATCTCGCTTACTTGTTTAAGAAGTTGCTAGATGATGCAGGCATTCCCAACAAACTAGAGGAAAAAGAAATAGAAGAACCTGAAGTAGTAGGAAACGAAAAACTAGATTAATGGATATCAAAGTAGTCAAACTTTCAGAGATAAAAAGCAATCCGAACAACCCTAGGATTATCAAGGATGATAAGTTCAGAAAGCTAGTCAAGTCTATTCAAGAGTTTCCAAAGATGCTCGAGATCAGACCTGTGGTAGTTAATGCTGATATGATAGTCCTAGGTGGTAACATGAGATTGAAAGCCTGTAAGGAAGCAGGTCTCAAGGAAGTTCCGGTGATCTTTGCTCATGATCTAACAGATGAAGAACAGAAGCAGTTTATCATCAAGGATAATGTAGGCTTCGGTGAGTGGGATTGGGATATGATTGCCAATGAATGGGATGCGGAAGAGGTAGAAGAATGGGGACTTGATATTCCAGAGTTTAGTATCAAGGAAGAACTAGAAGCGGAGGAGGATGACTATGAGATGCCCGATGAAGTTCAAACGGATATTGTCCTAGGTGATTTATTTGAGATAGGAGAACATCGTTTGCTTTGTGGAGATAGTACCTGCTCGGACACGGTTGCAAAGTTGATGAATGGAGAAAAGGCTGATATGGTTTTTACTGATCCTCCTTATGGTATGTTTTTAGATACTGACTATTCAAATATAAAAGGATCAAAGAACGCAAAGATTCAAGGAGGTGGTAAAAAATATAGTAAAGTAATTGGAGACCACAACGATTTTACCCCTGAATTAATAAATACAATTTTTGCTTGTTTTGATTATTGTAATGAAATTTTTATTTGGGGAGCAGATTATTTTGCGGAATTAATACCAAATAAGAATGAAGGAAGCTGGATTGTATGGGATAAGAGAGGAGGAGAGGATGCTGACAAAATAGTAGGTTCTTCATTTGAGCTTTGTTGGAGTAAGCAAAAGCATAAAAGACTAATAGCAAGAGTGAAGTGGATGGGTGCTTTTGGATCAGCAGACGCAAGAGACAGAGTGCATCCAACTCAAAAGCCTTTGAAATTAGTTGAGTTCTTTTTGAATAATTGGGGAGATGATACCAAATTAGTTGCAGATCTTTTTCTAGGATCGGCTTCTACAATGGTAGCAGCGCACCAACTCAAGCGTAAGTGCTACGGAATGGAACTAGATCCAAAGTACTGCCAAGTGATAGTGGACAGGATGAAGAAACTAGATCCTAGCCTAGTGATTAAAAAGAACGGTATTGCACAAAATTAAACAATATGAAAAAGCCTGATAGATCCGTGATAGAGAAAGCCATCGTGAAGGCATTTGGCAACCTTTCTACAGCCTCAAAGTCTTTGGGGGTAGAAAGGGCTACCCTTTACAAATGGATTGAACAGGAGGGCTTAGAAGAGGCTGTACAGGAAGGCAGAAATAGAAGGCTTGACTTTGCAGAATCTATGCTTGACAAAGGGATGCAAGAGGGGAACATGACTGCTACTATCTTCTTCTTAAAAACTCAAGGCAAATCCAGAGGATATGTAGAAAGGCAGGAGTTAACCGGTGCAGATGGGAAGAAACTTTTTGAAGTCAAGATAGTGGATGACAGTATCTAGCATCAAAACAAATAAGGTATTCCGTCACCTTGAGACTAGCAAATCAAAGATAGTAGTACAGCAAGGTGGCACAAGATCGGGGAAGACCTATAATATCCTTCTCTGGATAATTTTTTCATACTGCGAAAAGAACACGGGTAAGATCATAACAATCTGCCGGAAGACCTACCCTGCTTTAAGGGGTACTGTCATGCGTGACTTCCTAACCATCCTGAAGGATCATGAGATCTACTCAGAAGATGATCACTCAAAGACAGCATCTGAATACAAGCTAAACGGCAACACGATTGAATTCATATCCCTTGATATGCCTCAAAAGATCAGGGGTAGAAAGAGGGATCTACTTTTCGCTAATGAGGCGAACGAACTTAATTTCGAAGATTGGCAGCAGTTGCTCTTCCGTACAAATGAAAAGGTTATCATTGATTTCAACCCTTCGGAAGAATTCCATTGGATCTACGATCAGGTGCTACCTAGGAAGGATGTCGAGTTTTATCAAACTACTTACAAGGATAACCCATTTTTAGGGGCTGAGATCAAAGCAGAGATCGAAAGGCTCAAGGAGATAGATGAGAACTATTGGAGGGTCTATGGGCTAGGAGAACGGGGACAGAGCAGAGCCTTGGTATATACTTTCAGTACTACCAAACAAATCCCAAAGGAGGCGAAGCTAGTAGCCTATGGTCTTGACTTTGGATTTAGCAATGATCCTACTGCCTTGGTGAGAACTTACATCCTAGATGATGCTATGTATGTAGATGAATTGATCTATCGGACAGGGATGACCAACCAAGACATAGCCAAAGAGATGCAGAACCTTGGACTTGAGAAGCAGAATGAAATATTTGCGGATAGTGCCGAACCTAAAAGCATTGAAGAGATTTACCGGATGGGATGGAATGTCAAGCCTACTATCAAGGGGTCTATCAACCTGGGCATTGACATCATCAGGAGATACAACCTTCATGCCACAGAAAGCAGCTACAACCTGATCAAGGAACTCAGGAACTACAAGTACATAGAAGATAAGAACGGGCAGATGACAAATAAGCCTGTAGATAATTTCAATCACGCATTAGATGCGCTTCGCTACTCAGTGGTGAATAAGATCTCCAATAGTCACCTAGGGAAGTACTCTTTCCGATAGATACATCAAACCAAAAAAATATATTTAGAATCATGTGGGACAAACTTACAGTAG